CTTTTTCTAATCTCAATTTGTTTAGTCTTTCCTTTTCTAATAGTCTCTCTTTTTCTTTTCTCTCTTTTTCTATTTTCGCTTTCTCTATTCTTTCCTTTTTTTTTTTTATAATAGTTTCCATCTGAATATGTTGATATTCAATATTTTTGAAGTAACGTAACTGGTCTTTATACTCTTCGTTATAAAGGAGATTTTCATTGCTATCAGAACTATCATTGCTATCACTGGTATCACTGATATCACTATAATAACCATCCCAGTTATTTTTATTATTTTTTCTCAACATCTATAATTAGTAATGTTTTATAGAAAAAAAATCTAAGATTAACATATAAATGAATATAGATTTGTCGCTTCCTCGTTTTGATACAACAACTATGCAAGTTTTACTTGTTTTATTTTATTCGTATGTTCTTATCTTTCATATTAAAGATACAGAATATTCTAAGATGTTAATATTAACATTTTTAACCATGATTCTCCTGTGTTCTATGAAAGGGAATGTTTTAGAGGCGCTAACAAACACAGATCCCGAGGGGGACGAAAGTATTGGCCCAGCAGATCTCAAAAATATTGCTTATGATACAAATGTAACCACAGCCCCTGCAACAGATGAAGCAGCTGGAACAATTATTCCTAAAATCCCTGAAGTTCCTAAAGTTGCCCCTCCCCCCGATCCCACCGCCATTGCTGTCAACTCTGGTAATATGAGCGTTTATGACGGTATATGCTTACAGACTGGTAATAGTGAACCTTGGATGAAATCTCCCGCAAATAGTTCCCTAGTAGACGATAGCACTCTTTTCACATATTTAACGGGACAAGGACCCTTAAAACCGACCATCACTGACAATGCTTATTTGATAGGTCCTCCAATAGATGGTGATAAATCCTCTCCAAATAAGATGTTTATGTTCGCCAATAACAGGAGTTCTCCCAATTGTTGTCCTTCAACTTTCTCTACAAGCACCGGATGTGTTTGTACCACTGAAAAACAAAGAGATTATGTGAATAATAGAGGAAATAATAATCCTTTAAGTTTAGACAATTCCGATATTTAAAATCGTTTTAAAAGTCTCTGATGCATTTGATCATGAACACTAAAATGATGCGAATCATTACTTTTAAGTCTTTCAACTCTTTGTGATTCTTGCTTTAATTCTAACATTTTTCTTTTTTCATACATTATTCTGTCCTGTTCACTCATAGTGTATGATACATTACTTCTTTCTTTCTTAACACCACCTATAGAACTTTGTCTATCTTCAAGATTAAATGAATTGGGGTCAATCGTTAAGACAGAGTTTGTAAACGCATCTTTATAATCTCTGTATCCTATGCCATCCATATCACCGCTGAAATCATCTATCTTACCCTGTCCCAATGTCATTATAGAATCTTTACCTCTCATTGAGATTGATACTTGTGGGTCTTCAAACTTCACCAAAGAATGTCTGTTCTTTTGTGAGTGTTCCGTTTTATATTTTTCAAACTCATGATTAAAGAGATCTTTGTTAAATCCTTCGTGAAACATTGGTTTTTGAGAAGTTTCTGAAACACTATTATCTTTTATCCAGTTATCATATCCATCATCATAAACTTCTTTCACCCTATTTTCTTCATATATCTTATTAAAAACATCAACATCGAACCTCTCTGTATCAAACTGAACATTTGTACCGGTATTTTGGGTTTCTAAGAAGCTTTGAGAGTGTGATCTAAGTTCTGTATGTGAATGACTATTTTTTGAATCTTTAAGTTTTTTCTCTAAAAGTGTATACGCAATAGATACTTTTTGAAACTCATCTGCAGACCCCCCTTTATCTGGGTGTGCTCTTTGAGCGGCTTTAAGATAAGCTTTCTTAAGAGTTTTCTCATCAAATTTTTTAGGAATACCCAGAATCTTGTAAGGATTTAGTTTCTGTTTTTTTGGAGTATCTTGTATTTGGGGTAATTGGTTCATAGATACTTCCGGAATACCCGGTGTCACACCATATTCATTCGTTGGCACATAACCCTGACTATGAGGATTTTCGCTTAATTGCTGAGCATGATTCTGGATTGTTGAACGTTGGGTATTCAATGTCATTTGGAAGAGTCTGTCTATTTGTTGCTGTTGTGCTAAAAGCTGTGCCTGTTGTTGAGAGATATAATTCTCATAATGTGATTGCTGTGTTGATGAAGTATTTCCCATAAAAAATATTATTATATTATCTTATAAATTAAATATATGAATCTTACCAAATCAGCGTAGATGAGGTTCTACATAGTCCATTTTCAAGAAGTCAAATATGTCCTTTTCTTCAAGAAACTCTTTATCCATATCCAGTTTTGTCTTGATGTCGGTCAGAGAATACTCATTAAGAGAGTAACCCATATCAAGTGCTTTTTGACGCATCTTGGGGTTGAAATCGGCTGACCCCGTGAAATACAAGATGGCAAATGGATATTCTTTTTCTGTTGTAACCATGATGTCCACTCTCCTACCCGTAATCCCAGTAGATATCTTTGAAATACCCATAAACTTCTTGTTTCCGAGAGCCAGAGTTTCAGACATATATCCTTTCTTGTAAAGAGCATCCACGAAATCACTCATAATCTTTTTTCCCGAGTTTTTACCATCACTCTTGATAAGGATATCAATGTCTCCACTGGTTTCACTATTTCTCCTGTATGACCCAGCAATCGTAAGTTCTGCCCCGGGAAACAAACTTGAAAGTGTTTCCTTTAAGAGAACTTCATGATCGGTAATCTCATTATAGGGGATCCTCGTAAGGATGTCTTCATAATACTTCAACCCAATGAGTTGTTTCTCATTCAAGATATCGTTCAAACTCGGAGATTCTCTTAGAGATTGAATTGAATCATATCCCATATTCATGAGTTCCTTTGCTTTACCGGGACCTACACCATAGATTTGCATAAAGTCTTCTCTAGGATCTTTCTCTTCTGTAATCTTTTCATAGTTTGGATGTGTCCCCGTGTTGATGATAATTTCAATCTTCTCATATATGGACTTACCGACACCCTTAATCTCAGAAATATTATCGAGGGTAAACTCTTTATCCATCGAGTTGATGCCTTTGAGTGCCTTGTAATACGAAGATGCTTTGAATGACTCTTTATTCATCTTCTCATAATCCCCTAGAGCTTTCAAAATCTTACAAGTCTTTTTCTTCATCTCATCTTTGTCATATTCAAAACTCTTAAGAATGATGTCATCTCTGATACGAAGGTATCTCGCAAATCGTGGGACACCCCTCCCAGTAATTCCAGAATGCTCATAAGAGATAATCGTTCCAACTGGATGAGTTTCTTTGTAACTATTCCGCACATCATCATCCATCCCCGAGATAGAGAAGATATGATCTTTATTCTCATCTATAGATGAATAAGAACCGTGATTCATGAGTTGCTTACACACAAACGCCCCCAGAAGGTCTTTATACTTACCGTTTCCAGGCTTGTAACCGATGATAATACCTTCGGCATCAAAACTGGGTTTTATCTTCAAAAGTTTCTTACTCCTCTTACCTGGTTCGTAAAGAGAATTGGGGTCTTTTATCATAATACCCTCAGCTCCCTGTGAAACGAAACGATGAAACAACTCTTTAAGATGTGAAACAGACTTGACGGGGGTTTGGGTCACAAATCTCAGAGGGCATTTCATCTTCAAGAATCTTTCATCATCCTTTCCGAGTTTTTTCCTGTAGATGTTCCACTTCTTTGTCGCCTCTTTGACAATCTTCAAGAGTTCTTTGAGTCTTGACCCAAACCCCCCCTCACAATCGATGATATCATAAACTTGAAAGGTGACCTCCATCCATTCTGAATCAACGGGTTCTTTCTTTCTTACACATCCCATCTTCTCAAACTCTTCTCTTGAAATCCAGAGCTCTCCATCGATCACTCTATCGGGGAGACACTTCCGGAACCATAAAGGAGAGTTATACATCTTATCGTTTCTGGAGTGGAACTCCCCACCCTTAAAGATGGCTCTGTATCCATCAAGCTTCTCAGAACAGAAATGACCAACTGGGTCAATTCTGTCATCACCGATCGTATATTCTTGTGCGAGCATGGCTGTCATATTGGTCTCTCTGTCTTTTATACTTATCTTGAAGATATTCTTATATCAAATTTATCTTACTATGAAATAGCTCCCCCCTATTACAAGGAGAATACCCATCATCTTTGAATTATCAACAGGCGTTTTGTAAAGATAACAACTTATAAGAAATGCGAAGAGAACATTCATATTTATGATGGCAGATGCCTCTCCAAGATTTTGACAGTTATTGATACAAAAATACAATGATGGTTCAATAACTATATAAACTATAATAAGTCTTATCAAAATTAGTCCTAGATATTCAGAATTTAAGGGTTTCATTTTCACACCTACCGCAAAGATATAAATCCACGTGCAAATGGCAACTATAACACTGGCATATCCAAGATATTGTATAAAGGAGTATCTCTGTGATATCTTTTTACCGAATACGTCTCTTACTGCTATGAAGATTGCTGCTAAAACTGCATAATATACCCACGATTCCATATTATCTCTTTATATTATAAATAGATATTAGTTTGTATTTAAAAGATATTATATGATATAATTTCACTATGAGATTAAATAATGTAGACTTGAACCTTTTAAGCACTGAAGATTTAAAAAGACTGGGTTTAAAGTATCAAATAATAACACAGAGTGAGGCGAATAGTTTTGATAGAGATAAGATTTTAAAAGAAGTGAGACAATTTATTATTCATAAAATGCAAAAATACAAAAGTAGACCCCGTTCATTCTCTCAACCAAATCTAACAACCCCCGTAACACCCGACGCTTCAAAAATACCTGAAAAGACTAATTCTATCAATAATATTATAGTTTCAGATAGAAATAGACGTATGTCATCGCCAAATATAAAGGTGGACAAATCTCCGAATGACCCACCTAAGTCTACCGCCCAATATGAGAGAGATAGACGAATGTCCATGCCCAACACAAATCAGGAAATAGAAGCGGCGAAGAGAGATCATGAGGCCAAACAGAATATGTTTCAGGGGAATGCGAATGTTACTAGACAGAGTGACAATAAGAATTATGATGATATAGGTTTGTATCCACCTGTAAAGAGATTAGTTGCAATAGGAGACTTACACGGTGATCTAAATGTTACTCTCCAGGCATTGAGACTTGCTAAAGTAATTCCTCAGAATATATTCTTTTACAACGTGGATCAGATATCTTGGTGTGGGGGAGATACATGGGTGATTCAGCTTGGCGATCAGATTGATAGATGTAGACCCGATGACTGGGAGAAGAACTGTATAAAAGATCTAAATGACGTTTATGAAGATGAAGGAAATAATATGAGAATTATTCAGATTTTCCAGAAGTTAGATATAGAGGCTAAGAAATGTGGTGGCAGAGTTTTGGGATTATTGGGTAATCATGAACTCATGAATGTTGATAAGGATTTCAGATATGTTTCCCCTGAAGAGTTTTTAGAGTTTGTTCCTAAAGACCAAAGAAACAAGAAAATGACAGACGATGGATATCCTTTGGGATATTATCATCGTTTGAAATCATTTGAGAGAGGAGGAAATATTGCTAAACACTACGCCCTACAGAAAAAGAGTGTGATACAGGTGGGGAGATGGTTGTTTGTTCATGGTGGATTTGGTCATTCAATGGCGTCCAAGTTCACAATTCAAGAAATAAATGAGAATGTTAAAGAATGGTTATTAAATAATAGAGACCCTAAAGTTGAGAAGTTTTTTGATGAGATCTTCAGAGATGATGATGATATATCTCCCTTCTGGTGTAGATTATATTCCGAGGAAGATAATTATGATGAGAATACTTTAGATGGATTCAATAAACTCGTTAATATTCTTAATAAGAGAAACAATACATTAACTCCAATCGATTGTATAGTGGTTGCTCATACACCCCAGTTTATGAGTAACCGATATATGAATGGTATTTATAACGAGAGATTATGGAGAGTAGATGTCGGTATGAGTAGAGCATTCGGTAAACAAGATAACTGTGGTGAGAACAAATACCGACAGATCCAGGTTTTGGAGGTCCTGAATGATACAGAATGCAAAGTTTACAAAGCACCCTACTTAGGAAGACCTATCAGTGGTGGTATGGGTGAAAACGCAGATTTGAATCAAAAGATGCCGTTTTAAATATGATTTAAGGTTATTCAGACCCACTCCCTTTGGGGCGAACAATTCTCCTTTTCCGAGTCAATGGATTTTCTTTCTAGTTTTTTCATAAATCTATATATATATCGATTTAAATTTGATTTAAGATTATACAATAGTATTATAGTAAAAACTAAACAATGGAAAAAATTGTCGAACACTATTTCAAGAGTAACGAACTATCAATTGATCAATCACTTTATGAAATTATTGAACAGGGTAATGATTCTCATGAAGAAATGTCTGATGGTATCAACAGACTCGTGGAAATAAGCATTCAAGATATAAAGGAGCTATTGTGTAAGAATACCATGGATGTTCATTACTATCTCAAAAATATTTGTAGAGTCTTGGTTCTTGAGAGATATGAGTTGCTTAAAGATTTAGATAGTAAACGCGACAAAATAATTTTAAAGATGGATGAATTGAAATCTCTAAAACTCCCCGAGCAACGTTCTAAGGAGTGGTATGAGATTAGAGATGGTCTGTTAACCGCCAGTTCTCTGGCAGACGCACTTGGGAAAGGACATTTCACAACAAGGGACCAACTTCTCATCAACAAAACGAGTGATACAAAACCTGAGTTTAAGATAAATCCTATAATGGAGTGGGGTGTTAAGTATGAACCCGTCGCAACTGAGTTCTATGAAAAGATGAATGACCTGGATATCGTAGAGTTTGGTCTTATCCCTCATCCAGAACTTTCTGTATTCGGTGCTTCTCCCGATGGTATTTGCGACACAACATCTCCCAAAGAATATATAGGAAGAATGTTGGAGATAAAGTGTCCTCCTAGACGACAATTCACAGATGAAGTTCCCCTACATTATTGGATGCAGATGCAGGGTCAACTCGAAGTATGCGATTTAGAGGAATGTGATTTTCTTCAGGTAAAGATTGAAGAATATAATTCATTTCGAGAATATGTAGAAGATACTAGTGATTCAAAAGTCCCAGGACAAACTATGGATGGAAGACCCAAAGGTTTAGTCGTAACATTTAAGATTCAAGAAATAGGAAAGACAGACTATTCACTACACTATGAATATTCTCCATGGTCTCTGGATGATGAACCCTTAAGACTGTGGAAAGAGAATACCATTAAAGATAAACTTGATAAACACCTTTGCGATATTGATACTCACTGTTCACTCCTTGAAGAGAAGTATTGGTTCATCAAGCGATACGAATGTACTTTGGTAAGAAGAGATAAGAAATGGTGGTTTTCAGTTGTTCCAGAAATCATTAAGTTTTGGGATGAAGTCACTTACTATAGACGCATTGGAAATGCGGATGTTCAGAAGAAGATAGATTCGAGGAAGAGAAAGAAGAAACCCACCGATAAAAAAACATTCGTAATGCCTAAGTTAGCCGAGGGTTGTCATATTCTATCATCATCTGATGAAGAGGATTAATGAATATATTATAGTATATTATAGTATGAGTAAAACAAAGACGAAAAGAGGAAAGAAAAAAGAAGAAAAAATAGATTATCACAAACTATTCAAACCTAATGTGGGTCCTAAGAGTGTTTTTCGTAAGGGGGCTTTCGGAGGGACATATTTCAGAACTATAGACTCGGGAATAACGGGAAAAACTCATCACGGGAAAACTGCTATCAGGGAATATCCCGATGATTGGTTTAAAGGATTGGATATTGAGAAAAAGGTAATCTCTTCTAAATATGATAAAAAGGTGAACAAATATGGTGTTAAGTGTGGATCATCATTGGAAGACTGGGAAAATAATGATTGGATAATAAAACAGGATCCTTATGGATGGTTTCAATGGTATTGTAGATATAGTTTGGGGCGAAGGACTACAGATGATGAAAGACAGATAAAGAGATGGTTAGGTCTGGCTGGTCCCAATGGTCGTTTCAGAAAAAGACTAATGAATCTAATAATCAGTAAGAGAAAAGGTTATAACGATCCAAGTGTTAGTCCGGTCATAAGACAGGTTCTATTACATTGGGGATACGAATTGAATGAGAGAGATTTTTCAAAATATAAAGACTCAAGATGAAAAATTAGCCAGTATAGATATATCATCTACACTATTAGATTCTCTCATGGGTTCCCATTTTCCGAAATCTTGATTATATTCACATTCTACAAAGATCTCTTTTTTATCAGTTTGATACAATTCATTTATGAAAACACTCTTCCCATAATTGGGTACACATGCTAGACCCTGCTTGACAAGGATTTCATTTTCTTTAAGATATAGTTCATAAACATCTGGGCACATTGTATTTTCAATTCGAAAATTAACATTTTTCACATTTTTTTCATTTTCTTTTTTATTTTTGTCAGTTTTGGACCACGCACCCGATAAAACTGATTTCAACTCAGGGCTCTTCTTATCTTTATCAAAAAGATAAAGAATATTAGAATAAGAACATCTCAATGGGACAAAATAAAATCCCCTTGAACTGTAATTAAGACTTGGAATAAAATCATTGAGAATACTATTTATATCTTTCATATTAAAAAACTTTTTAATCATTGGGGGACATATTACAGAATCATTCTCAATATATTCCTTTTCTAATATATTGTGCATAATATTGACTCTCTCTATAATATTTGTATTTTGTAAAGAAGCAGATTCGTTGAGATAAATATCTCCCAGGAGTAAAAACCAGTTACTATTATCATCACGGACCAGTTCGGTTTCAAATAGAGTTCCTTTGTAAACATCTTTTGAAAAACGGTAATTCAATACAAAAATTTTGGGGAAATCGTATCCCAACTTAATTTTTTTATCGATCAGAAAAGTATAATCATTACCATTAATTTCAGTGATATAGAGAAGATACGGGGCACCACCACTTTTAACATTTACAATGTGCTTATTTTTTAGATTTTTCATATAATTCTCATTGAGAACTTTAGCATAACGAGAATTATAATTCTTATTAGTTTTAAGAGATAAATCCTTGAGAATAAACTCTTTTACTCTATTTTCCGTTACATTGTCTATTTTCTTACCACAGAATGCCGTTTTTGTAAAAGAACCCGTATCCATTTATTATTTATTATTTATTATTTATTATTTATTATTATTATTATACAATATTATTTTAAATAGTATTATATATTTTAAATAGTATTATATATTATATATCAAATGTCAGAAGAATCCACCACAACAATAGACCGTTTTCAAACTTCTTTGAATAGTAAAAGAACTCTTTTCAATGTAGTAGTATATGTGATTCTTCCGGGGAGTTTAATACTAGCCTTTTTATATAGTTTACTACTAACAAGGAAAAATAAAGTAGATTATCTCTTATTAATAGTATTTGTAACAATAAGTTATACTCTTGTAACCATATTAACAGAGCTTTTGCAGAGCGCTGGTGATTATACTGGTCTTAAATATCTTATGAATAAATTAAATATAAATGACACAGTTGACACAGAAATTATAATGACAATAAACAATAATAAAAATATATGTGATTTAAGTTTCAGTTATCCAAATAAGGATGATCCAGGAAAGAGTATATATGAAACAAAACCAACAACTTCAAAAATTATAAACGGGGAAAAAATAACGGAGGGAAATAAGAGAAAACTTACAAACAAACTGGATAAAAAGTTTTATGATAGATGTGACAGTCTTTCGGATGATAATAATCTGTTTAAAAACATAGGTGTATGTATTGGAAAAGATAATGATTCGATGGAAAAATGTTCAAGTAGTATAAATGATGCCACCGATAGCGATGATGCTTATTCAAAATGCACTAGATGGAAATACAATAAACGTGGAGTATCTCTGATACTAACTGCTTTTATAGTTTGTGTAGCTCTTTTGGAAGAGATAAAGATCTATTTTGAAGGTGAGGAAGGTGAGGGGGGGGCAGTCGCGACCAATATTCTAATTGTAATTTATTTATTATATAATTATTTCAGTTATTTGATGGGACCTGGTTGTGACTATGTGGATATAAATTACAATGATATAGCTGTTTCTCCATTCTCAAAAGAGGTCGTATACACATTGTTTGTTATTGCACTTATAAAGAGTATTTCTTACACAACATATATTATGTTGGGTTTGTCTAAAGATTTTAGCAAATTAATATTATGTTTGGTTATTTTATCGGCACTATATATAATAAACGATTATTCATTTTTGAATATATTAGAGAATAATTACTCTGGGTTTGGTAAATTCGTAAATGTTATGAAATTGGACCGCAATACAGATCAAATTAATTATGATATTTCATTTAATGAAAGAGAAACTAACCGAAGATGTTTGATTAGTGGAACATGGGATAAGAAAAATGCGGGAGCAAATATAAAAGGCGAAATGAATAATTGTAATTCAGAAGCTTTGGGTAACTTTTAGGAGCAGATAAATAAAATCAACATAAAGCTATTATATGTTATTATATAATAACAACATTATATGAGCGAAAATCCCGAGAATATACTTGATCATCAAGATTGGAAAACACTTATTGTGAACAAAACTAAGGATAAAAACGACAGTAAAAAACCAAAAATTACAAAGTTAGGCGATCCCAATGTAAAAATGGAAAAGAAAATTGAAGAAGGAAAACTTGAACACAAAAAAATACCCAACGAGTTGAGAGGTCAAATACAACGGGGTAGAGCTTCTAAGGGTTTAACGCAAAAACAACTCGCTAACAGTGTAAACTTACCTCAGTCTGTAATAAACGAAATTGAATCTGGTAAAGCAATATATAATCATGTTCAAATAAACAAGATTAAGAGATTTTTAAATATTTAAAATGTTTATTTTGATTCTTTATTCACATAACCACATGGTCCACAATGATCATGATTTGCTAAGTATACTTTTTTATCAAGTTGTTCAGAGTTTTTTGTATACCCCCCATCTACCCAAGATAACCTTTTCTTCAACCGAGGATTTTTTTAAGATAATTCTAGATGATATTCATATTGCGAACAATGTGAATCATCTTGTATTAGATTTTATTAATATTTATACTACTTTTAAATCAAATTTTAAACTAAATCTTAAAATAATTTTTTATTTCTTTATTTATAGAATGAACAAAGAACCAAAAAAAGATAAGAATTCAGAAAAATGGACCAAGGAACAGGAAGAACTCATGGCAGAATGGGCTGAGAAAGCCGCTGGATATCGTTGGCTTCATAGTCGTTCGGAGAAATTGTATAGAAAGAGAAACTATACTTTCACAATCCCCGTAATCATTCTTTCTACTCTAACGGGAACAGCAAACTTCGCGATGGATTCTTTTATCCCCGAAGAAAATAAACAAATTGCAATGGCGTGTGTTGGTGGGGTGAACATATTTGCGGGTATTCTCTCTACTTTACAGAACTTTTTAAGATATGCTGAATTGATGGAGGGTCATCGTGGTTCAGAAGTTAGTTGGTCTAAGTTCAATCGTGAAATTTCTGTAGAGCTCGCTTTAAATCCCAAGATGAGAAAACCCGCAACAGATTTCTTGAATGTGTGTCGGGCAGAGTTTGATCGTCTTATAGAACAATCCCCCACAATTGACGATTCCATAATCAAACAATACAAATATACCTTCAAGGGTGTTGATATAAATCACCCTCTTGTATGCAACGGATTACACAAATGTAAGGTATACGAACCAAGCGAACAAGAAAAAACCGCGTCTATAGTGGCTAATGCGAGTGAAAAACTTAAAAAAAACTCCGCATTACATCACTTCAGGGGAAATCTAAAACATGTGAAAGAAATGGGAGATAATCAGAATACTAATGGTATTCGGTGTAAGGGGGGGATTGATCAGAATACCTCAACGGTGAATATTAAGAATGAAAGTATGAAAGAGTTAGATAGTTTGAAGGGTATTGGTAAAGTGAGTGGGCTTAAAAGTAAAATAAATCCTCAGAATACATTTGTTACACATCAAGAAGAGCTAAAAACCCTTATAATCCCCGATAATTCCGAAAACATGGTAATTTCCAAAAAGTATGAGTCTGTTATAATTGATAAAGTATATAATACTGGAGATAATACTGGAGATAATGCTGTAGGAGATACTGTAGAGAATACGGTGAAAAATGCTGTAGAGAATACTAACGAAACTGTATCCAGTCATATAGAAGAAAATTGTGGTGAAAAGAAAAATATAAAGGTATCTATAAACATTGATGATGATGGGTTAAAAGAGGGAGAATATGAGCTATTTAAGGGTAATCTTAATAAAAAAGACAAGAAAATTGATGGTGATATATTTTTAATAGAAAAGGATACAGTCACAAATACTGAGAATATAATAAAAGAAGACAATATAGTAACCGAAATAACTGAACCGAATGATACTGATGATACTGATACAACCGAAGTAAATAATAATATAACAGAGTTCTTAGATGAGATTAAATAAAATCTATATTAGATTATATTATGAAAAAACTTACTCAAAGAAAAAAAAGTAAAAAAATAATGAAAGGGGGATCCAAAGAAAATATAATATTCACGTTGTTAATGAATAGTATAATATCATATCTACCAACAACAGACACAGTCAAGAGTGAATCTAAAATAAGAGATTATTTAAGTTCGGTAGATGCAATAACACTTTTGGAAATAATAGGCAGCGACGAAAAATATATGACATCAAAATCACTAAAATATCTTATAGATAGCATTGATAGAAATACAATGGAGATTATTAAAAATATGGGAGACTCCCTTAAGATTCCAGGTGTAAAGAAAGATCTTGATATGTTTGATATTGATTGTTATAGACTTTCTAAAAAAACGACAGTAAAGGAGCTACTCGAGTTACCAAATTATTTATTAGATTGTAATGATGAATTATGTAATAGGAACCTTAACTGGTACGATATTGTATTGGGTTTTAGAAAACTGGATGATGAGTATGAACAATTAGTTAGAGATGAAATAATAAAAAAAAAAATAATAATAAATACAAATAAATCACTTACTGCTAGAGAGAAACTTAGAAAGAATGAAAAAGTCCGAGAAATTATGAAAAGAAGATTAATGAATTGTTCTAAAGATCCTAGATCTTTTTTTGATAAGTTAAAGGGTTCTGTATCTTGGATAGATTATAATCATTGTACTTCTTGTCAAACAGATGATTGTATTTTATATATAGATGGGAATTACAAAAGTTTTCTAATGATGGACCTGGGGATATCTAGTGTGAAAAAACTCAAAATCCTTATATTTATTGAAATAAGGATATATTTATTATCTAAATATTTGTTTATTGAGTCATTAAGACTGGATCAAGAAAGAAAAAGAAAAGTCAAGAAGATGGTAGAGAAAATATATAGAAATGATTACAAAAATGGGCGTATTATAAATGTGAAAGATGATATCAACAGAATGATCGGTGGAGATAATTCATCACCCTTGTTTGGTGAATCCCCTACACCCAGTCAAGGACTTGATATTGGACTCTCCCCCGGGAGTCCATTAAGTTCAAATATTGGACCCCCCCCCAGGAGTCCATTAAGTTCAAATACCGAAATATCTCCAGTTAATGAAATGAATAATAGTCCCACGGAAAAAACGACACCCCCACCCGAAACGCAACCTGTGGGAAATCCTCAAACATACAGTATTGAAAATGCTTCGGAGATCAATCGTAATAACAAACCAGAAAAGTTTAATTATACTGAAGAAGAAGAAGAAGACGAAGAGCTTGTATTATATTTAACATACAATATATTGAAACCTATAACAGAAATATCCCCTATAAAGAATAATATCATAAACGCATTAAAGAGAATCACACACATTGATGCGGGTGATATTATGATAGGTAATCCTGATGGGACAGATCCCGGATTTAGAAAAGGATTTTGTACATATTCATTCGAAGTAACAATAGCAAAGCAAACAGATTCTAAAGAATCTTTTTCTAGTATAAAAGAAAATGTTAGTGATGCCATCAAAGACGGGAGTTTCCAAGATATAATGAATATTGATGGGAAAATATCATTGAGAGATATATATTTCAAGGGTATTGGATCTATGTTTGATGATAATTATAGAATGAGATATAAAAGGGGTATTGTAGAAATTGGATTAGAATATCCTAAAGGTGGTCACGAAGACAAAATGAAGTTCTCTAAGGAAGTAAAACTTATAATTTATGATGCTATAAACTCTTTATTTGATGAGTTTAATTTAAGTAAGAAAAGAGTTCAATTAGAGATTATATCAGCTGTAGATAATGATAATTCATTGATTTTAGTTCAATTCATGATAATGGATTCTTATTCAAAATTAGAAAGTGCCTATACAATTGCAAATACAATAAATGATAATCTAACGCGAATTGTTGGTGATAAAATAGAAGAGATAAATATGACAGATAAATGCTATATTTTTGATATAGATGCGGTGTGCAACGCATCCACAAAAAAAATTATTGATGATAATATTAAGAATGTTGGTATCAAAAAGGATAACATTGTAGTTGTTAATAGTAACTGTCAAGATATAGTAAGTAATCTGAGAAATAATTATGTATCAAACTCATTTATAACTGAAAATTGTAATGAAGTTATTAATAAAGAGTTAGGTATAACAGAGAAATAATTAATCTTCATACGACATCTTAAGGTCATCCAGAGAACAATTATTATTTTCTTCACTATTCAGTATAACATCTATATTATCTTCATCTATTTCATAGTCTTCATTTTCTTCTATTGATGAAAGTTCATGCATCAGCTTTTCTTCATCCAGTAGAATATCACACATACCCGTCCCCGCTGGAATAATTTGACCCATCATAATATTACTCGAAACTCCCTGTAATTTATCTTTTTCTCCAAATATCCCTGCCTTTATAAGTTGGTCCGTAGTATCTTCGAATGAGCATTTGGCCAGCGGACCCACATCACCACTGTTTATACCGTGCCTATCTACAGAAACTAAACTCCCCCTACAGGTCATTACTTCACAGAGTAGATTAATATGCCTCATATTTATATATTCATCGAATACTTCTACCATTTGTCCTATGAGATGGTTCCGTGCAGCTTCAATTCCAAACAAATAGTAAATCTCATTTATATCATTTGAGATAGTCTTTGATTCATCTACATAATCACAATTCAATATTTCTAATAAATTGGTTCCATCAGTTTCAAGTTTCCAGATCTTCTTGGTAACTATCTCATTATCTTCCATAATGGAAACAGTTTCTTGACTCATAACTATATTAGAAATATTTCTAATACCCTTGATATTGTTTTCATTCATAAACTCTTCAGTCAAATCGTTCAATGAAGATATTATATCTGATTGATCAGCAATACCATTTATAAACTCGTCTTCTTCACCCGTAGAGATTGATAATCTCCCGACCAGTTCTTTAGAATTATCATCACTATATACAAACTTAACTCTGTCTATCTCATCACCCATTTCAGCCCATTTCAAGAACATATAATTTACATCTTCCATTACTATACCGTATTCCATCATTAGTTCTTTGTCAAATGTGAACCGTATTATCCACGGAATATATTCTGTTTCATCATTCTCAAATCCCGTGAACATTTTATATAATTTTATAAGACCCATATCTTCTTCTATTAGAGTTTTATCATTATTTGGATCATAATATATTCTACACGTTTTCACTATATCTCGTAGTTTTGTATACTCTAGTTTATTTTTAATAAACTGAGCCTTATTCTTGTCCGAAGAATATTCTTCGTGTAGATATATGATATCAGATGGAGATTTGATATTCTTACTTACGTGGAGTAGTTCTCTTAGACGGGGGATCCCCCTGGTAACATTTGACTTAGCACTAACACCTGCAAAATGGAATGTGTTCAATGTCATCTGAGTAGCTGGTTCACCAATACTCTGTGCGGCCAAAGGTCCAACCATTTCACCTGGTTCTACAATAGATTTATAGAATTGTTGTTTTATGAGTAAACTGATTTGTTCATACAATTGGTTTGTTACCGAGTATTTGTTGATCAATATTTTTGGTGATAGATGAATATCTATTAGTATGTTCATAATCCCTGTAGTATCACCATTTGTATTAATATTAATAGTCTTCTTTAATCTTTCATTCATTTTTAGAATATCAATCGGATGGATATCTACATATCGTTTGATACTATTCTCCTTTCCACAAATGTTTTCAGTTATACGTTTTATGTGGACGGGAGATATAATATTGTTTTCAGGTTCTCCATTGAATATTTCATAGAATAGGTAGCTTCTGTGTTCTAATATCTTATTAAAACTTTTATCCAGCATCTTTTGATATCCCTTAATTTTCTTGAACCTTATAAGTGTTCTACTGTGATTTAGAACTTTTTTCCAATCTGTTTCTGGTCCATAATGAAATACATCGTGTATATCTTCTTTTTGCCCTTCGGTCTTTTTGAATGGTAATTTCATAAGGATTAGAGGTTGAGATTCCATATAAATTGAGCTCACGGCATCGTCCCCATAAATATATTGCACAATCGTTCCAGAACTATCGCGAACTGTGTAATCATAATGAACCTTTAGATCTTCGGTTGCCTTTATAAGTTTTCTCTGAATATAACCTGTTTGAGATGTTTTTACTGCTGTATCTATCAATCCTTCACGACCACCCTGAGCATGAAAGAAGAACTCCTGTGGTGTTTGACCCGAGATGAAAGAGTTTTCTACAAATCCTCTTGCTTCAGCACTATCATCATATTTCTGATAATGTGGTAATGTTCTGTCTGTAAATCCGTATGGAATACGAGAACCATCTACATTTTGTTGTCCCAAACACGCTATCATCTGTGAAATATTGGTTGGTTTACCCTTTGACCCCGAGTTTACCATAGTCGTGATCCTGTTCTTTTCATCTAATGTAGATAGAGCAATCTTACCCGTCTGATTAATAGTCTCATTAAGAAGACCGTTAACCTTACCCTCAAAATGTTCTTGATTACTTTGACCCGTCATGTTTTCAAAGATATTCAAATGGATCTCTTGCATAATTTCATCTATTTCACGTTTCTTTTTATCAATAACTTCTTTCACTTTATCGGTAGTTTCTTTATCGGGTATCATATCACTAATACCAACACTAAACCCTTCATTAAGTATAAAGAATGTGATTATTTTTTGTAAATCATCTATAAAATCTTTTGCTCGTTCGGTTCCAAGATCATTGCAGATCGTATGTAT